GCATCTTTACATAATTGAACCGTTCCTGAAATTCTTGGGGGTTCAACCCTGCTTCCTGTTCCAACACCTCTGCTATTCGCTGTGTGTTCGCTATTTCGCTGGCCTTCATCGTAATAGCCATTTCAGGGTCCTCAATGAACATTTCTTCAAAGGATTTCTTAGGGGCTTGGGGTTGCGGAGGTGTTTGATAAGCCCTCAATTCTGCCTGTTCCCTCAGTGTAGCCAGTTCCCTTTCAATGTTGGCTTTCTCCTGTGAAGTTCTTGTTCCCCACCCAACCGCTTCCTTATAGGATTTAGCAAAATCGTTCATCCTTATGCTTCCATCAGGATTTGTGAACGGTTTCAGCACTCCCGTAAGATCGTCTGGAACACTTTCAGTTTGTCCCTGTGGTACAGGGGGCTGTGGTTCTTGCGGTGGATTTGCCGGTGCTTCCTGTTGCGGTGCGCCTTTGTCCGGTGCAGAGGCTTCTTGCAATAATGCCTGAAGTCCTTCTACTTTCGGGAGGCCGCCTTCTGATAACTCCATAATACCCTCCTATTTTTTCAGAACTATTATCACTTCAAGGGAAGTGGTAGTTCCGTTTTCCTCTTTCTGCAAAACAGAAAGGGAATGTTGATAGCCTTTTAAAAGTTCCTTGATAACCATGAGAGGTTTGTTAAATTTTTCATCGTAAACCTGTACTTCAGGGTCATACCTCTTTTGGAAGTTAGCCATTTTTCTTAGCCTCTCTCTTGGCTATGATGTCGTATTTCTTCTGGATGAACTTATCAACCATGTCCATCAGGTGAATGTACCCGTCCTGATAGGGGCTTTTCTGTCCTGTTCTTGCGCCAAGCATCAGGTCATCAAGCACGATGGTTTTAATGGCCTCAAACCCCGCCGTGTTCTTTGTTACTTCCAATGCTTCGGCAAGCTGAATTATCTTGTCCTCTGCCTCTTCGGTAATCTCCTGTATGTTGGCTTCCCTGTGTTTCCGTATGGACACAATGTTGTCATCGTTTATAGCGTTTCGTTTGATCGCTGACGATGAAAGGATTGGTTCATATGCCATTACTTACCTCCTTTTTTTCTATCGCAAGACATAACTACTATCTTTGAGAGTTCTTTAACCGCTTCCTCTCTTTTCCTCTTTTCATCCCATTTCTTCCACATAGAGTATTCTTGGTATTTGCCAACGTAAAACCTGTCATCTTGGGTACACATTATTTGCCCCCCTGTGGTTTCGGTTTAGCCTGTGCCGGTTTCTGTTGTGGCTGTTCAGGCGGTGTCATTAAGCCCTCAATCATGTTCGGGTCTGACATAATCCCCTGTAGTGCCATTTGCATTAACGGGTCTTGCTGTGGTTGCTCTTTGGGTGTTGGAATAAGTATTCTATTAATCGTCTTGACATCAGATGAATCAAAACCCTCCCGTAGCAGTTCAAGACTGTTCACGGTAAACGGTTCAATATTTATTTGACCAAGTTGAGGATTCTGTATGTACGGCATTGCAAGATTAATTGCACCCATGATTTGCTGTTGTCTGACTTCCTTGATATGCGTGACAGACGAACCAACGGGTTTCATGATAAACATGCGGTTGATATACTGAATGGGAAGCCGATAAAACCCTGCGTCCGGTTCCCCTATGATTGCTTCGTAGGTTTCCTGTTTCATGTACTTCCTATTCAGCATGACAATCTTACGGGCTATTTCCTGAAGCACCGTAATTTCTGCCATTTTTACGTTGATGTCCTGACGGTTCATAGAAGCCTGTTGCAGTTTCATAACCGTAGTTGGCTGTTCCGTATGGGCGGGGGTCATACCCCTTGCATAGCCAAACAATGACAGGGCATTTTCCATATCTGCCTGTATGCCCTTTTCTTCAGCGTAGGAGGATTGGGTAACATCGGTCATTTCCATTACTTCAACTTTACCCATCGTGTCGGGCCATATAGCACCTGGAAAATACCTGAGAAGGTCATAATTAAGGTCTGAACCGTCTTTCGTCTGGATTATCTTATTGATAACGAGGTCTATGTTATCCCTTCTTGCTGACCGGATGAGATTCTTATCTTCCTGAAGGACTTCCAGTATTTCCGGTATACCCATAGCAAAGAACTCATCAGGTATTGGAGTGTGCTTGAAATGTACCAATGGATTAGAATAGGGGAATGGTTCTTCGTATATCTGCTGTCCCATCTGATCGGTAACGGGTATCGTGCTATCACGGAGAATATTCTTTCTATTAGCAAAGGTAATGACATGGCCGCCAGCGAAATAGTGGATGACCTCTATATCTTCTGAAGTGGTATAACCAGACATGCCTACATCTTCAAGTAGGCTTTTGTGCCAGTTATCGGTATCGCCCGATCCTTTCTGATCTACCTTGTCGATATTCTTGTAAACGCCAAACTGTTCCATCTTTCTCAGGTCATCCATCGTGACAAACTCACGGACAAAGACACCGAGAGCCTTACTTATGCGCTTGCTTCCAGGGATAGGCAATACATCCCAAAAGCCCGTAGTCTTGAGAAGTGGAAGGGTATACTCCCCGCCTTCAAAGTTAGGATATACGCCTATATATGAATTTCCTTGAATACCGCCACTCTTGAAGAAATCTATTATTTCCTCTAAGAAGTCCGTATCTTCATGGGACAACTGATAATCAAGAAGATGTTCAACCTGTCTCGCTACTTCCGTTAAGTCAATGCCAAGTTGCTGAACAAAGGAGTTCCCCGTTTCCCGTGGGATGATAGAGATAAAGGGCTGTGTGGCAAAGAGCGTTTGAATAAGGATTGCCGTTGTATCTTCGACAAAGGCGAGAATATCACGGGAACGGACACGATTGACATAAGGCCAATCGGCATCTGCAACGGCGGTACTGAAACGGTATAACTGATAATGCCTTTTTGCCCTGTCGAAATAAGGGCGGCAGTATTCCTCGGAACGGTGAAGGCGTTCAAGCAACCATTTCAGTTTTTTAAATTCTTCTTCATCTGGTTTCATCTATACTCCTAACTGGCCACTGCCGTTAAATGTCGTCTGACAGTCATTGACCGTTCATTTCGTTCTGTAAGCAGACTGATAACCTTCTTATCGTTTTCCTGTTCAGACCATATCGGTTGCTCAAGCGCACCGTAGCGTACACAGTCGCAAAAGTCCTTGTATTCTTCCTGTGGCTTCTCTGTCCCTTCTTTCCACTGGTAATTGAACATATCGTTGATAGGGCTTCTTAAACCGTGACACCCTTCTTTAGCGAAAAGCATCCCTGGCAAACCCTTACCGGTGAGGCTGGAGTAGTGATCTTTCAGATACTCCTTGACGATCTTATGACCGATGGCAATGTCGCCAGGGTTGGAATGAGATAGCTTTATTCTGTCGATACCGGCCTTATTGAGTTCATCTTCCCATGTGGTTTCATCCATGCGGGTTTTGGTCGTCTTTGTGCCGAATTTGGCATCAAGGACAACCATTTTAGGCTTGCTGTATCCATGAGTTTCACGGTGCGCTTTCACTTTACGGGCAATGGTATCAACATTCCCATCTGCGAGTAGGTAGGTGTACCAGTAAATACGGTTTCTGATCTTTCCGTATATTTCTATTTCTTCAGGAGCTATTGCACCGAAAAGCCAACGTGTAGGTCGAGCATCGTGGGGGTCAACCACTTCAATCTTTGTCCATGACTTAGGGATAGGGAAATCTTCGTAGATATGCTTCTCCCTATCCAGTTCCTTGTAGACAAGACCGGACAAGTGCGCCCACATACCTTCTTCACGGGCTTTCCTTTCATCGGGGTCGATTGTCTTGAGATATTCAAGAATACCAGCCCGTGGAATAAAGCCCATTATGAGGTTACATTTCGGGCAACGCTTTACATTTCTGTCATATTCGTTCTCTTTTATGATTAAATCGCAAGGACGGCAATAATCTCGGCAGTTATCCCAAATGGAACCACGAAAAACGGCTATTTCATCGTCATCACCGCCCAAATTACCGGCATGAAGGCTGTATTTGTCATAAATATAGGGTTCTTTCAGGGGGGTCATGGTAAACCACGATGGCGCATTGGTTACAATCTTGCCACGTTCAGCCGCATTGAGTATCTTTTCTGGTGGAGGCTCATCCCAATGTATCCAATCATAGTCAAGCCCTTCAAAGTCGTCGGGTGACTGATCATAAGAACGTAAATGGATAACAGAACCCAACTTCTTCCCGTCAAGGTCATTAGGTATGGTGACACGCATCAAAGTACCCTGCGCCCCAGGCTTGAAAACTGGGTTACAGTGCTTGGGAATAAGCCTTCTCAATTCAGGCTCAATCTTCTCAGCGACAGAGTGAACCATCGTTTCGCAACCAATCAGGCCATTATTGGGAAGTTTTACGTCTACTTTATAATCAGGGTCATCCACACCGAGCCACGGACGTACACCTATGGCATGGGCTATATCTTCGGCTATACCTATACGGGTCTTGCCTGCTTTGTTTCCATGCTCAAGCAACCTTCTCTTGGGTGTCCTTCCTTCCTTGTTCTTGTAGCGTATGAAAGGACGTTGCGCCCTGTTCATGGTCATAAAGTAAAGAGGCAACTCCATTTTCAGGATTGCCTCCTGTTCTTCGGTCATCTTCTGTTTCTTAGGTACAGGCTTGTTTGCCAACTATTTACCTTTTGGTTTCTTTTTCTTCTTACACCCCATTGTTATCACCATATAGTTTATATGTGAACTGTTTCATCTAACAATAGTTGTATAATGCAACAATCAAAATGTCTACTTGACAGTCATAAAGTCATAATGTAGAATTAATATCTATGGGGTACAGAAAATATTTCTAAGGAGGGTTAATGCCAAAAACACCGATTCACGTTACATTGGACGAGGACGTTTATGATTATATTTGCCACATTGCGTATTTGGAACAGAAGAAAAAGCGGGTCACGGTAAGCAACAGCGAGGTTATCAACAATATTGTGAGAAAGCAGAAGGAGAGCGAGAAGAAGGAGGGGTAAATGATAGATGAAAAATTGATTACCGACTTGGCAGAGAAAGAGTTTGTGGCAAGAGAGACGTTACAAGGTTATTACCTGATGAATAGTTCTAATTCAGTACAATACGAACAAAGAAAGCAAAATGCCATTAATTATGCCCTTGCCATTGCAAGACAACGAGAAGCTAAATTCATGTTAGATGAAGCTATTGAGGGGAGAATGGCGAGGAAGGCTAAAGATGCAGTATAGCCATAAAAGACTTGTTTACTACGGCATAGATTGAAATACACCCTTATCCCCGATGAAGTTAAAGGCGTTGGTTCAGCCGCAAGAGACTTATACGGCTATATCCTGCGCCTCCATGTCATGCGTAACGGTTGCTATGCTCAAAACCACTATTTCTGTGACTTAATGGAAGTATCAGACAGACAGATAAGACGCTATCTGGATACCCTCAAGAAGAAGGGCTACATTATGATATGGCACAAGCGGGACAGCAAGCATAGGTATACCTCACGGCAAATTATACCCAAAATCAAAATTGACAGAATTGTCCACGAAAAGAAGTAATAGGAAGAAGGAGAATACAAATGGATGTAGACAAAGAATACATTAAGATGTGTGAAAAGGCAGACGAGATATGGTATCCGCACCACATGGAAATAGGAGATTACTTTTTAGCACTTGAAGAAAATCGCACCGTTGGAATTTGTACGGAAAGAATTGACAATTTCGTATATTCTCCCAATCTCAAACATGGCAACGAGGATAATAATTGCATCTGGCTCCCCCGGCAAGATCAGCTACAGGAGATATGGGCAGATCACATTTACGACAAGGAACGTGCGAATAATTGGGTTACATTTGTAATAGATCAATTTTCGTATTGGGTACTCAATGAAGATGTTGGGTTTTCTGCGCTTGATGCGTCTTTTGAACAACTGTGGTTAGCCTTTGTGATGAAAGAGAAATTCAACAAGACATGGACAGGGGAGGAATGGTCTGATAGTAAATGAATCAAAATTGACAAATATGTCCGAGAAAAGAAGTAATACTAAAACAAGTAATACCCGCTTTTACGTAAAAAACCAATATTCTATAAAATTCGTGCATTTACAGCAAATACTTAATGGACAAATATGTCCACAACAAAAAGGAGGAAACAGATGTGGTTTAAAAAGAAAAGAGATAAGAAAGAATGGACAATAAGAACCGATCCGGTCTGCCAATATTCTGATTGTATAAATTATAGACCGTGGAAGTTCACATATAATAATTATGATACCTATTTAGGAACACTTCCACCAGTGTTACAACACTGTTTTATGTGTAAAAGATTTAAAAGAACGGATTGTTATATAAAAAAATAACCCCTTTTTGTTTTTGGAGTCTCTATGGCAGTTATATAGAAATAACGATAGGGGGCACCCCCCCAAGCGGGGGTCAAATTCCGTGTGTAATGATCTTAGTTGCCAGGTCTGCTATGCATATACCATGCCACAATAGTATATAGAGAATATATAGGGAGTTTACATAATAACTATTATCAGGGACTTGACAGGGGGTATCAGTAAAGGCATACTTGAGCAATATCATACACTTACCAACATGAGCATATATATATAGAATATTATCATTAAATTGTATTATTTGATATACTGCACGTATAACTGGTAACTAATCGTTATCATTATTACTTATGGATTGCTTCAGATCATTAGCTAATCTGGTGATGATTGAGACATTTACAGTGGATTGACCACGTTCCTGGCGTTCGTTATTATATAATGAATTAAACCAGAGTGCGGCATCTTTTGGTTGAAGGTTTTTTATCTTATCCTCTGTAAGGTGTATTTGTAATATC